GGTGACTGCACCCACGGCCCTCCGTATTGCAAAAAAGATTCCTTAGGGGCGCCACCCCTATGCGTCTGCAATGCAAATGCACCTTGCCTTTGCGTTTACACATGGCTGGCGTCAATTTCTTTTGCATTAGCGCCTTCGCGCATCGCAATGGCTAGGGTGGTATAGGCCAGCACTAGATCTCGCGATATAGGCCAAGGAAAGGCCATTAGTGCGTGCCCTCGTCTGCCGAGCATGACCGCCTCAGTGCGTCGGCACTGCTCATGGCGTCTTCGTGATGGGCCACCGTGTCGCGCAAACCTTGCAGCATGATCGCGACTTGCGGGAAGATGGCCTTGATGGCCCGTTGGTCCTGCGTCCATTGCCAGTGCAGCGCCTGCCGGGTCAGGCCACGATTGCGTGCTTGGTCCTCGTAGGACGACACCACAGCTTCGACCTGACCACAGCCAACGTGCAGGACAGTGCGATAGGCCGAGGGTGACAGATCAGCAATGGTCGCCAGCCGGCGCACCAGTGCAGCCCCCTCGCTGTGCTTGACCTCATCCAACTCAAGCAGCCTCTCGCAGATCTCGGACAATAGCTTTGCCGCCTCGCTAGTCGCGGCCGGACTGCGACGACTGACAGGCTCACGCCCTAGCGAGTAGGTAATCACGGCGTTAGAGACCCTCCACTGGATTGAGCACCAGGCGCTCATCGTCCTCGGTTAGCTGGATCGCGTCCAGGCCCTCCATCGGCAGAACGCCCATCTGCTCGCGTGCCTGCACAGCGTCGATGACCTTTTTAAGGCGTTTGAGACGCTCGTTGTACTCTCCGGTTACCGCCTTCTTGTGCGCTTCCAGCTGAGTGATAGCGCGCAAAGCCCGCGACGTTAGTCGGAGCGCCTCAAGTTCTTTGTCGTCGGCCACAGTCTGATCTCCTTTTTGAGCTTGGCGGTCAGCTTTAGATGCTTCGCCCAAGCGTGGTTACTTACGAGTTTAGGTTTACCTGCCACAGATTATCGGTCAGAGCGTTATGCTCCACGGTGTCAATACGATAGCGCGCAGTTCTCAAAAAACTTGCAGCGCGATGCCATACTTGGCGGCAAGGCTAACGATCAGCTGGCGCGTGTTGGCGTCAGGTGCGGCGTCATAAAGTCCTTGCAGCGTTTCTTTGGTTGGGATCATACGAAATCGTCGTCAGTTGCTTTGCGTTTGATCGGTACGAACTGCATACCGAGGCGGTCAAAGGCGAACAGCGCCTCGAGGCCGGCCGGACCGTTGCGACACTTGGCTTGGTACAGAATCACGTCGAGCGTGCGTCCTTCACTCATTGCGTCCTCGTTGGCTGGGTAAAGGAACCAGACACGGTCAGCGTCCTGCTCTATCGCCCCAGACTCTCGCAGGTCAGACAGACGCGGCCGGCGCTTCTTCTCCCCTTTGTCCACCTCGCGGTTCAGCTGCGCAAGCAAGAACACTGGCACCTTGAGCGTGCGAGCGAGCAGCTTAAACGCACGCGACATTGCAGCGACCTGCTGCTCCCGGTTCTCTCGGCCTGATCCAGCCGGCGGCGTGACCAGTTGGAGGTAGTCGACCACGACAGCGCCCAGACCTTGCGGAGACGCGGCCAGCAAGCGGCAGACAGCCTCGATCTGTGCCACGGTGCGCGCGTGCTCGACCTCGTAGATGCGCAACGTGCTGTAGCCAGCCAAAGCGTCCAGTTCTGCTGCGATGGTCTCATCCCATTGCGGCCGCGGGTTAACGCGAAGCCGAGCCATGCGGGTTAGGATCTCCTCGGCCGACATCTCCAAGGAGAAGAACGCGGTCGTAGATCCCTGCGCGATATTGTGCGCCACTTGGCCGGCAAAGGCGGACTTGCCAGCGCCAGGTCGGCCAGCGATGACGATCAGCTGACCTGCCTTGCACTGTGAGGCCTGCTGGTCCCACTCGGCGCAGATGGACGGCACAGAGTCGGACTGGTCGGGCGTGAGCAGTAGCCGTTTAGCGTTGGCGGCAACCTCGGCCAAGGTGCGGCTCTTGGCCCCTGCGGTGATGTCCTGCGCGCTGCGAATGTGCGGTTCAACGCCAGCCCAGATGTCAGCCCATTCTTTGGCGCTTCCGTCCTTCGCTGCCTCTAAGCCGGCAGCCATTGCGGTGATGAGTTTCCGGCGACGCGAGAGGTCGATGACGTCAGCAGTCAGTCGGCGAAGGTGCAGGCTTGTCGCCTCAAGTGCTTCAAGGTTGGCAATCTCCAGCGCAGATGGCTTTGCCTCACCGTCTAAGCCGGCAATGGCCCGGTACAGCCCAGCCGAGTCAGGATGCGTGCCTTCAGCGAGGCAGACAGAGCCAGCCCGCCACAGAGCATGGCAGATCGGATCGCTAAAATGCTCGGCAAGTACGCCCTCGCCTGCTGCGTAGGACCAGCCAGCGATGCCTGCTACCATGCAGGCTGAGATGAGACGGCGCTCGGCCGTTTGGTTTACTCCAGGCGTGCTCACAGCTGGACCCTCGTAACGCGCGGTCCGTTGTCGGCGAATGACTGCTTAGGAGTGGCACAGAGCGCCCAGTGCTTCGCTAAGGCGGTAGGCGTCAGCGCGGCACCTTCGAAGTGCGAGCGGTAGTTTGCAGCGCGGCGTTTGATCTCGTCGACGGTTAGCTCAGGCGTAACGGCAACGATCTGTGACCGAGCGTAGGCTGCGGTCTTCCAGTTGGTAACTTCCTCAAGGCGGCCTCCTCCTATCGTAGCCAAGGCGTCGATGAGCGGCTCCCGTTGGACCTTTTTCTTTTCGCCCCCACTTTGCTTCTGAGCCGTTTCGATGGGGGGCGGAGTAGTATTATTAGAAGATGAAGATGAAGATGAAGAGCATCGTTCTGGCATATGGCTTGGCATTGCCACCCCATATGGCTTGGCATTGCCAGGCCTAGCCTTTCGCCTCGTTTCCCACCCATTTTTAGCGTTTTCTGCCTGTCGATTGCGAAAACTGATGGATTCTTGCCTGACCTGCTCAAGCCGTGGGTTTACCAAGCCACCTGCCAGATCGATGCCAAACTTATGCCGGATCGATGCCACCGCATTGCCACCGCATCCGGTCAAGCGTTGAAGCATAGCGTCGTCGTTTGGAATGCTACCTTGGGTCCATTGGTAGCAAAGGAGGCGAATATAGCCGCCGACCTCCTCAGCGGTCATCATGGCGGTGCCGACTAAGAAGTCGCCGGCATATAACTGAAAGGCTGGTGCCTTCATAGAGACAAAAAAAGCCCGCCCACCGAGGAGGTGAGAAATTGGCCGCAGGTGCCGATTCCCCTCGATGAGCGGACAAAGTTTTTGGTGTTAGTAGTCATCCTGCGTTTAGGCTTTCTCACGGCCTATCCGTTGTTTTGCGCTCTATTTGCAGCGCGTCAACTGGCTTTTTCGGCCTGCTTCTCCAGCAGTTGCGCATGCTCCATCTTCAGCGCCTGATACGCCTCAAGGAGTTCATCCCGCTCGTGACGCAGCGCAATGTTAGCCAGCGTCTCGTCGTACACCTTGCACTCTAATTCCACGCGCTGCCTTTGCAGGTCAGCAATGACCGCTCGGTAGTGCGAGGGAAAATCGTTCTTGATGATGCTCATGGTGCGTTTGCGTACCCTTGGTCGCTGATGATGTTGATTGACGATGTCGGTATGACGATCAGCGGCTCGGTGTCACTCCGGCTCTTGGATCCACGAGGCTTGCAGCCACCGATCTTGTGCTTGCTTGCGTCGATATCTACCCAGTTGATGAAACCTAGTTTGTCGGACCACTGCGAGACGTAGACGGCCGGAGTGTTCATCCCGTGCTGGCATAGGCCCAGCGCGTGCCACTTGCGCAAGTTCAAGAAGACCGAGTCGTAGTCGCCAAAAGCGCAGCGATGGATCTTCAGTTCGCCAACTCCGACGATGCGCTCATGGCGAACAAAGAACCAGTCGATGGCCGCCAGCTTCCCCATCGGCCGGCATTCACAGTTCCAGTGCGCCTCTAGGATCTTAGCCACGGCTTTCTCATTAGCTTCGTCTTCGTTAGTGCGGAAGACAAGCGAGCCGTCAATGAACCTTTGCGCCTCCCGGCCGTAAAAATCGTTCACGGCTTTGCCTGTTTTCGCAGCGCGGTTATTTCAATCGTCAGTCGATCATTCGCGTCACCGAGTGCTTCGACCGTTCCGCGTAGCATAGCCTTCGCCTTTTCCGCCTTCTCTAGCTCAAACTCCAGACCGCGCACGGTGGCGGCCACGTTCTCTTCGCTGTGCCGCAGCGCGGCGTTTTCGCTTTCTAGTTCTTCGATGCGGTCCGCAACGGTGTTTGCAGTCTCTGCGTTTTTGCAGAGCGCAACGAGGAGTGCGCGATTTAGTTTAGCAAGGTTTCCACTCACGACGTACCTCCTTCCGTGCGCCCCTCGGCCTGTATCGCGTGCTCAAGGATGAGCAGCGCATCACAGTTCGCCAGCGTCACGCCGTGCTGCGGATAGAGCCGCTTGGCTACGTCGCGCAGCGCGCGTTTGCGCTCTGGCCCTTTCAATGTTGAGCCGAGTCCGATTGTTTTCTGCCACGTCTGCGGCCTGACCAGCACAGTACGGATCTCCAGCGTCTCGAGGATGCCAAGCCAGCGACCGTAGTTCTGGCCGAACTTGAACATGGCGCTGCCGGGCTGCGGCTTGCCGATGAAGCCGCCGACCTGCTCGACGTAGGCAACAGAGTGCCCAGTCATGTCGCGCAGCTGGCGGATCAGTTCAGATTGGGAGACGAGGCCGATCGTTGACTCAGTTCCAATATGATCGTGACGTAGGCCATTCCGCCACGCAACAGCGCCAGAAGCGCCAGGGTCGATTGCAATGATCGTAGGCATTAAAAGTCGATTTTATCTTCCGTTTCCTCGCGACCGATTCCCGGAATCGTCACTGTCTTGCCGACCGCAGGCTGTGCAGGCCGAGCAGGAACGCCGTCTTTGCGCTCGACTACGCCGCGGATGTATTTGCCGGAGCCGTTCTTGGCCTCGGCAAGCCAGCCACTCAGCTTGTAGTCGACGCCATTGATGCGGACCTCGCCGCGGTAGTCTGGCCGCTTCTCGTTGCCACCCTTGTCGTTCTTGAAAAGGCGAAACTTCAGTTCGTTATCGTATTGTTGGTTCATGCTTGGATCTCCTTGATGCGAATACCACCGACCGCGCGGCCGCCGAAGCGGACCTCCGGATCGTGGTAAAGATAAATCGTCTGGCCTCGCCATGCTTGCGTATTAGCACCGAACATTCGGACCAGCGCGCGGCGGTTGGCACTCGTCCGGAGCACTAGCTGCTTGGCCTTGCCCTTAAACTTCAGCGCTGGCACGTTGCGTTCCTTGCGTCCCTTGTCGAAGGCGACTTCATCGTAGAGCAGCACGTCCTCGATCTCGGCTGGTACGTCTCCAAGGCCGACCAGATCCTCGCTGGCGAGCCACGGTGAGGTGCGGAGCATACCGCTCAGGCCAGTGAAGACCTTGGGTTCTTTGCTGGTGAGCTGTTCGTCGGTATTCATGCGCTGCTCCCTTTCGTCTTGGCCCGCTCGGCCAGCATGGCGTCGGCGTACTGGTACGCATGGTACGCATACGCAACAAAGCTGGCGGTGCCCACAGTATCGGGAGACGCAAGCAGCGCCTGCAACGCAGCCGCCGCGAAGTAGTCGCGTAAGGTCATGCCAGCCTCCGCGTGGTAATAATAACCGTTTGGTATTGTTGGTGGTGGTGGCACGGGAAACGCCGGGCCTCGGTCGTTTGGTGTCGTGCTCATGCCGCACCTCCTTTCGTCATGCCGCTGAGTTGTTCGGTATCGCCGTAGACCCACTTCGGCAGATCAATCGTACCCATGAGTCCGACGTCCTTGTCGTGATAGTCAGGCCAGCGGCCCGTTGACTTGCAGTCGGCCAGCTTCTCAAGCAGATCGTCGATCTCAGTATCGCCCAAGTCGATTGCCTCAGTGGCGAGCTTCCAGACGTTCACGCGCGGGATTGGATCGGCTTCAATTGCGACGAACCAGAACTCAACCCGCACGTTCTTGGGGATGAACTGGGCTATCAAGCGCCGATACCATGCAGCCTGCCGATGGTAACCGCGCTGAAAGATTGTCTTGCTGAAAGCAGAAAGCCTCGCGTCCTGCGTGGTCTTTACGTCGATGACCTGCACGCGATCGCCTCGAAAGTTCACCGCGTCCATGCGACCTTTGCCCCAAGCTGCGCCGGTCTGAGATGCGCCAAAAACGGATAGCTCCTTGTATGCTCCCTTCAGCAGATGCGCGACGGTCTCGTGAGCAAGTGCGTGCCGAACACTAGACTCAAGCGCGTCTGCCTCATCAGCCGAGAAGATCGTCTCGCCAGCGTGGCGAGCCATCCAATCCTTGCACTCCTTGGCAGCGCCGTGCCACGGCTTCTCGTCAGGACCGTAGGTCTCAGGCTTGATGACGTAGCGAGTCTGACCTTCGAGCAGCAGCGAGTGCAGCGCGCGCCCGAACGACATCGCGGAGGAGTCCTGCCGCTCGACGTGCTTAAAGAGCGCAGGTGACTCGGCGAAGCGGTTCAAGTCAGACTGCGTCAGCCCAGGTGCTGCACGGTAGGCGTCATCAGTCATGCCGGCGACGGCGCAGGATGTGTGCGGTCGCCACGCGCTCGGCGTTGT